ATTATTGATGGTGGTACTGACGCCGATGTGGCAATGGCTATCTATGTGAAGAAAAATCCCGGTGCAATGTTGTATCAGGCCGGGACACCTGTGTCAGTAGTGGTTACTTCCCCCACCTATCCGACGAACACGAAAGAGATTAAATTCAGCCGACCTGTTTATGTGGATATGGTCGTTGTTGTGAATATTAAGGACGACGGTACATTACCATCACAGGCGACGTTGCAACCACTCATTCAGGAAGCGATTCTCGAATACGCAGCAGGTGACCTCATTCCCACAGAGTACGGATTCAAGCCTGACGGGTTTGATATAGGTGAAACTGTGCCTTACAGTTCCATGTACACCCCGATTAACAAGGTTATCGGTTCATACGGTAACAGCTATGTTGACAGCATGACATTGAATAGTGGCACAACAAATGTCACAATAGATTTCAACGAATTGTCCCGCTGGACCACATCTAACATAACGGTGAACATTGTATGACATTTATAAAACGTGCCGACCTCGGGCGTCCCTTAACATGGGATGAGTTAGACAGCAATTTCGAGCAGGTTGACAGTTATGCTGCTGCTGCCGCCTCTTCTGCCACTGCAGCACAAACACAGGCGCAGAGTGCGTCACAGAGCGCCCAGCAGGCTTTACAGTCTCAGCAACGGGCTGAGACTGCTGCGGCGAGTGCAGAAGGTGCTGTTGATGTACTGAGGCAGGAATTGGAAAGGAGTGTCGTATATGACAAGGACTATTCCACCATAGCAGAGGCATTTAGCCGAGCGACCATCACTGGTGCCGCTCTGGTGTTGACAGCATCCAACACAATTCGCATCCCAACTGATGCACCTAGCTTACAGGCTGTAATAAATACGTGCTCCAGATTAAAACCCAGCGTACAACTGACGGTCATGCTTGAATCAGGCTTTAAGTTCACTGGTGAGACACTTGTTGAGAAACGTGACTGTTCATGGATCACAATTCAATCTGTTGATTCGGTGGTTACTGCTTCTCCGACATTCACCGGCGTCAACTTACTGCATGTGGTGAATTCGTTTGGCCCAATATGGGACATTCTCGTAGATGTGGCAGGTTCTACGGTAGGGAATGGCCTTTATGTACGTAGAAATTCTGATATAGAGGTAAGACCAGGCAAAGGGGTTATCAACGCTAAAAATAGAGCAGTCACATCGTATCCTTGCGGGATAGTAATTGTCGAATCGTCAAGAGGGCATATCCCCTCCTCAAATTTTTCAGGAAACTACCGAAACCTTTGGGTGTCAAACTCATCTGTGTGTAATGCTGCGGGAGGAAATTTCGATAATGCAACCGGGGATTTTGCAACCCACATTGTGCGAAACTCGTTGTGCCACCTATCTTTGGCGACGGTAAATAACGCCGCACATAACGCCGTATATGCAAACAACAGTCGTATTACCTTCCTGGAAGGGGAGGCGATTAATGCTGATACTGCACTTTCTGCTGAATTTGCAGGTGTAATTTATACCAGGCCTCGCGGTGGGACGATAACAGACATTTCAGGCTCGAGAATAAATGCAATTCACGCCTCTAATGGCGGTGTTATTATTGCTGAGGGAATGACAATCTCTCCAGCCTCTGGGTTTGGAATTACTGCCCGCGACGGCGGGAAGGTCAGTGCGGTAGGGACGTCTGTTTTAGCTAACGGCACGGCGCTGAATGCTTATAACGAGGGGGAGATAAATATAGCGGGATCTGGTAACGTGATTTCCTCTTCTTCTGCCTCGGTTAATGTAGTCAAGGCTTACCAGGGAGGGAGAATTAACCTTGATGGGGCCGTAGTGACAGGTGGAACTACTGGCTTGCTCGCTGAATCTGGTGGAACAATCCACGCTAGGGGTGTGAATGTGTCTGGGCAGGCAGCAAATACAATACAGGCAACTGGTGGCGATGTTTACGCTGATAATTCCGTGCTTTCAAAGTCTTCAGTTAATGCCGATATTGTTTATGCTCGTCGCGGAGGCATTATTAATGCCAACTTTTCGACAATTACCGGAGGGAGGATCGGGGCGCATGCAGACGTTGGTGGAAGAGTGTGTGTAAATAATTCCACTATTAGTGGTGCATCGACCAATGGAGTACGGGCCGCCGGTGGTGAAGTCAATGCTCAATCTGCGACAGTGAAGAACAATACCGGAAAGGATTTGGCGGTTTATTCTGGTGGCATATTAAGGGCTGGGGGTTCAACAACCACTAACTCTTCAGTAGCTGGAACACCAAATGCATCAGATTCCAATGTGGAATTTAATACATTCGGCGCGCCTGGGTTTATTTTTGCATAAATCGTCATTTTTACATTATTTTGACTATTAAGAGGTAAATCATGATATTTTTCCCTCAATCATATTTTGTACCTCTTACTGTGGTTGAGGGGTACGTGCTGGACCGGTCAGACGCGCCGTCACGCATTTATGCTCAGTACCGTAACAAGCCTAAAGCTGTAGCGTGGTATAACATCACGCGCAGCCTTGCGACTAAACTGAACAGTGTGATGCAAGCTGTGCGGGTGATGTACAACATTGACACCGCACAGGGCGCACAGCTTGATATCCTCGGTCGTATCGTTGTCGTACCCCGTGATTTTCTGGGATATGTGGCGTTAAATCCGGGAATGTTTGCGGACCCTGACGGTGCTGAGTTTGGTGATGAAAGCGCAATGTTCAGTGCACTCAGTATTGACCAGGATGCACAGATGTCGGACGACCTGTATCGTCTGGTCATCAAGTCCAAAATCATCAAAAACAACTCAGATGCCACGCTTGAGTCTATTCTGTACGGTATTAACTTCCTGTTGCCAAACGCAAATATTCTCCGTGTGGTTGACGGGGAGGATATGTCATTCAGTGTGGAATTTTACGGTAACATCACCGACCTTGAACGTTGGGCATTACTGAATGGTTCTCTTGTGCCAAAACCACAGGGAGTTAAGTTTAATGGTTTCCTCGAAGGTTACGATTATGTACAATTCGGGGACAGTGAAACTCAGTTCGGCGATACATACGCCGAGTTCGTCGGATTTACGGGAGTCTGATAAATGGCTTTAAAACGTAACGAGCGTTACCCGGGGAGATTTGGCAACCCCAATGCAGCACACCCACAGGGGGCGTTTAAAAACCGGACTTCCCCAACATCTCAGGACGGTTCGTATCTTGAATCTGACTGGGCTAATGACTGGGATGGTTTCTTTGCACGACTTCTGACAGTTGCTGGTGTAACAGCAAACGGCAACGTGGATACTGGCACATCCAGTCAGTATTACGATGCCCTTGTTGCAGCAATTAAATCCACACTTGGCACCGCTGCGCAACGTGATGTTGGTGATAGAAATGACCGAATCCCGGATATGAGTTACTTTACAGGTATCAGGGAAGGGAAAGGTTATCAAAAAATTCCCGGTGGTATGATTATGCAGTGGGGTAGGGTAAATGTGGTCACAGCGAACACGTCTGCAGATGTGATTGTTGACCAGTTCAAAATACCTTTTCCGGGTGCTGCAATGCAGTGTTTTGCGACAGTTCGGCAATCACAGGTGAATTTTCCTAGCTTTGCGTGTGCCGACGCTATAAACCAGAATGAAATCAGAGTACAAGCTGTGGCCATCGACATCACTAACAAAACCATTACACAAGGTCAAATTGTACCTGTGGCATGGTTTGCCATAGGGTATTGATTATGGGAAATTATATTTTCAGTAACAACGCATTCTATCCCGTTTCAATGAAAGATATTTATGTTGCTGCGGGTAGTTGGCCGGAGGAAGGTATTGAGGTTAGTGAAGAGGTTTTCAATACCTTTAGTGGTATCAGTCCAGATGGTAAAACGAGAGGTAAGGATGACGAAGGAATGCCGGCATGGGTTAATTTACCCGCACCAACCAAGGAAGAATTAACCTTACAAACCGAGTCAAAACGGTTAGAGTTAAAACGTACTGCAGATTCAGAGATTGCATGGCGTCAGGATGCTGTTGATGCTGAAATGGCAACTGAGGATGAAGTAACAGCACTGATAGCATGGAAGAAATATCGTGTATTGCTGATGCGCGTGGATGTCAACTCTCCAAAATGGCCAAAGGTTCCATCATGACACTCGACCAGATTATTGACGCCACAATCAAAGCGGAAGGGGGTTATGTAAATGACCCCGCTGACAGTGGTGGCGCAACTAAATACGGCATTACCGAGCGTGTAGCCCGTGCAAACGGCTACACCGGTTCAATGCGTGACTTACCACTACAGACTGCCCGTGATATTTACAAGCGCGAGTATGCTGAGAAACCCGGATTTATCGCATTCCCGTCAGAGATTGCTGCTGAACTCTTTGATACGGGTGTCAATATGGGCACATCTACTGCAACAAAATTCCTGCAACGTGCAGTCAATGCGCTGGCGGGAAGTGGTATTGCTGTTGATGGTAAAATGGGTCCGGCGACACGCAATGCTGTCAACACGTATCTGGCATCACGCAGTAATGCGGTGAGTATTCTTGTAAAAGCACTCAATGGTTTGCAATGTGTGAGATACATTGAGATTGTTGAGGGTAACGCCACGCAGCGTCGCTTTATCAACGGCTGGATTGGTCAGAGGGTGGAAATATGACATACATCCTTGTCTTTGCTGTTATTGCTTTGAGCGCGGTTATAGTGCTGCTTCTGTTGCAGCGCTTCACTACGCTTGAGTTTGTATCACATGCCAAGCTCCTGTGGAAAACGTGGTCAATCTGGCTCGGTTCTCTGGGTACTACTCTGACCGCTATTTTCTACGCTTTTCCTGACGCGGCTATCTCAGCGTGGTCATACCTGCCGGATGACATCAAATCCAGTCTTCCACCCACCGTTGTGAGCTTCATCGGACCGTTCATGATGTTCATGGGCTTGCTGTCACAGTTTGTTAAGCAACGTAAACTTACGGAGCAACGTAACAATGGGTGAAATTTACGGATGGGTAGCGGGTGCATTGGGTGTCATTGTCGCACTGGTGATGGCGTGGCTGAGTGGTCGTAGTACGGGCAAGCAAAAGCAGGCTGAACAGACTGTGGAAGCGACCAAAGTTGCAGCAGAACGTCAGGTTACGGCATCGCGGGAGGCCGCAAATGTTGACCAGAAAGTTAATAATTCTACTGACGCTGATGTTGATAAGCAGTTGCTCGACAAATGGACCCGTCCCGGTAGTCGTTGATACAGCGTGTAACTGGGTGCAACCCATATTGGTAACACCACACGACGTGGAAGTGATGGACACGCAAACCAAGCGCGCCATTCTTGCACACAATGAGAAATGGGACGCTAATTGCGGTTCTGTTAAATCCACGGTAAACTAAGAGCAATCTTATACGTACCGGGTAACAGATGATTTATACCGCGCTTATCTTCGCATTATTGCTGAGACCGCACCGGGCAAGCTTCATGTTTGTCATGGTTCCGACTCTCTTCAATCTCCTCTGCGGTAATCTCGACGGTTCCCTTTACTTTCCTCTCGCAGCCCTGTGTGACTTTGCCGTCACTGGCTTGCTTTTCAATTTCAGAATGGACCGAAAAGTATTTGAAATGATGGTCTTGTGTGCGGTTTCGATTACACTTAACCTGCTGGGTTGGCTAATGTGGTTCACATACCAGTCACCGGACCTCTACGTAAATCTTTTCGGTATCTTCTACATCGTGGCGATAGCGCTGATACTGAGAAAGGATGATAAGAATGCGGGAGGTATTGGACTTCATATCGACTACGCTGTTCATCATCCTGATGTTAATACAAGCGGTCGACTGGGTTAAGAGGGCTTATGAACAACTTCGTAGCGGACCCACGAGTGGGCGCGGGCGTGGCGGGCGGAACGGGGCTGATGGGATTCCTGACGCGGATAGGCGTGACCCCTGAGTTACTGGGTATGATTGCCACACTTGTTGGTATCGTACTTTCTCTCGTCATTATCACGGTGCATGTTAAGAAGATGATTTCCGATGGTCGTGAAGCACGTTACCGTAATGAGAAAAACCGTTTAGAGATTCAGCAATTGAAGTGGAAGATGGAAATGGACAGGAAGTTAGCCGAGTCAAAGAATGACCCGGCTTGATGGGCTTACTTACTCGTCAACAATGGTAACACAAGTTTTTCAGCTTCCTTCACATAATACTCGTAGTCCAGACTCCCCCAGTCAAAGTCGTTAGCGTCAGCACACTCCGTTACACGCCATCCAGCACATAACCCACTCTCACGCACTGCATCGTGCTTGCTGCGGCTCTTTGTGTGAATACGCTCGTCCCACGGTATACCAGTGCTGTCCAGTTCTCCCGGTTGACCGGTAATCTCACGCACTACCGCATGGTAGACTTCATCTGTCAGACCGTTCTTCCGCTTCCACGCTCCCGGTGTGCCCGTTGGCGGCATGAGTTTAACCAGTGACCCACCGTTGCGGCTGATAAACACACGGGTGGTGTTCTGCAACTCCTGCTCTGCGCCCCACTCCGGCCAGCGCATGACCAGACGTGCATTCCTGGGAACTTTGGCGCGCAGCATGAAATCAAACTTGTCACGGTGGCTGGTGATGAAGGTGCGGATGTCCTCACCGCGTACCAGTGCGGCTTCTGCTGCTTTGGGTATGACGAGTGTGGATGGGTCTTTGTGATAAGGGACCTCTCGCGTTGCCGGGTTGTCATCGGCTGTCACGTATGCGTATGCACCAATACGTTTCACCTTCCCGTCTTTCTTAACAGCCAGATAAGAGTTAACGTCACGGATGCACATTTTTGCATACTCTACGTCTTCAAGCTCCAGCTTCGTCACACCTTCCCACCACCGGAAAAGAGATTTTGCATATTCAACATGCTGATGCGGGCATTTAAACGTGATGCCGTCGGTGTTGGCCTGAATTAACAGTAAACCCGGAATTTTCACCAGTTGCTCAGCAAGCATACACAGTAACAATTGCCCGTTTATAGTTGTGGACATAGTGTATTGTGGGTCAAGAAACGGTGAGTGTTCGTTATTAGAACCACCATACGCACCATTCAGTGCCAGTTTAAACGCACCGTTTTCCGGCTTGTCTTTACTGTATGTCTTTCGCGTTTCGTAAATACTGAGATAAGCATCACAATAAGCTTCACCCAAATGAGCCGGGTAGATTCTGTTAGCGACGGCGTAGTTTGGATAAAAACTTGCCACGTCCGCATCAATTATCACCCCCTCATCATCAGTTACAACGATGGAACGTTCAAGTGACGCATGCATCCCACCCTTACCAAAAGCAAATTCAAGACCACCTACCACCGGTAAAGTCAGCCCTTTAAACTCACCTTTCGTTTCATAGATGGTCTGAGTTTTCAGGAATTCCAGCACACGTGAAAATTCCGGATTTTCATACCTGACGTAAGGTAAAATCACTTCGGAAAGTTTAATCCCGTTTCTGTTGGTTTGCTTTTTTGCTCCTGATTCGTCGTAACAACTTACACCACGCTTTTGCATTTCCGTGACGAGAATTGTTTCTCCCATCTTCACATCGTTCATGTTGACAAAGTTCTTTTTGAACGTCTCAGACAATTGCTCACGAAGATGAATGGCGGTCAATGAACGGACATAAAACTTCAGCGTCTCGCGCACGTCGTGTTTGTTATACGCAATAAGGGCGTCTTTCTGCTCGTCATTCAGCATCATGCCGACAGCAAACGGCAAATCTTTAACATTAGGGGAACGCATGGCAACTTCCAGCGCTTTCAGACTGGTACGTTTCGACTTGTTATCAAAGTGCCAAATTTTATAAAGGTCAATTTGTTTAAAAATCTGGTCGCGGTCCCAGATAGTTTCAGCCCATTGTCCAACCGGCTTGATTTGTGACTGCGCCTTTGCGTAAATCTGTTCCAGCGTACATCCCGGATTGTGCGCGACAAAGTGTAACACCGGGTAGTCAAACGACAGGTTGTTGAAGCCCACGCCACGGGCTTTGCTGCGCCCTAGATTGAACATGAATTCGATAAGCTGTTGCTGCTGGTTCACCCTGTCACTGATTTCGTACATCAGTTCCATACCTGTGGCGGCGTGGATAAAGCACGCTGTAAAGCAATTCCTGTACGTTTCAATGTCATAGCCCCAGTCACGCGGGTCAAGCGGTGCAGGACTGCTAAATGCGGCATCAGCGCCACAGTGCGGGCATTTGTGTAAGTCAGCAGGGTAAGTCTTGCCACACCCCGCCATCTCGTCGCAGCGCGATAAATAATGTGTCATATTTTATCTCTCTGAAAGAAAAGCCCCGTGAGGGGCTTAAAGGTGTTACGAGTGGACCGTATAAATCACATCAGGATTACTTTTCAGTTCATGTACCACACCATCGGGTACGTCTTCCCATGTGACTTTACCGGCGTTGAATACAAATTTTTTAAGTTTACCGTCCTGCCAGCCATACGTGTCGGCGATTAACGTGTCGTTTTCGTTACGGTATCGAGCTAAAAATGCTCCATTTTTCGGCATGATTTTAACATCTGACATCCTCTCACCCCTTTGTATAACCGTCGTATGTTTTGTTCAGGTTGTTGCGGTTGACATATTCCCGGCGTTGTTCCTGAACCTCTTTTGTGGCCTTGTCGAGTTCGGCTAACTTCTGGTCAAACTCAGACAGGCGTTTCGTATGTTGGTTAAATTCGACCATCAGCGAATCTCCAAATCCGGAATGATGACAGAAGGTTTGAATGTCACGCGGTAATGATTGACGCTGGCGTTGGTACCACTCAAATCTTCCATAAACCATGTGACATTATCAGAAAGACCCAACATGTGTTTTTTATAAATACCCGGACCAGTTTTGCAAATTACACCTAATGTGCGGTCTGTGCTGCTGTTATCTTTAGAGCAAAGCCCCGTGATTTCCAGCATGAATTCACCGGTGATACCGTTGTAAAATACAAAACGGCGATTTGCTTCAAAATTATCAGCCGCTTTGCTGACATTCCGACTAGCCACATCAGCATCGTTTACATCGCAACCTGCTAATGAAAACAAACTGAGCACAACCAGTAATGCTTTTTTCATCTCTTTACTCTCCGTAAATTAAACCCCGGCTCACACCGGGGCATTGTGGTTATACGCGTGGCAGGTTAGCCAGATGTTCAACTGACCAGCCCGGCATGTCTAAGAGTTGTGAGCGGGTATATACCGCACCGTTCACGTTATACTTCTCCTCAACCGGAGCAACAGGCGGAGGTGTTACCAGCAGGTCAGTTGCCGGAGGTGGTGTTGCAGGTGCTGGAGCGGCTGGCGTGGATACGAGAGCAGGTGATGCGCCACCGCCGAATACCGAAGCAGCATCCGGACCGCTACCCTCACGTACAATCAGTTCACCCGGACGGTTCAGTTCCAGCAGGTTAGGGTTGAGATACACACCCGGTGTTTTGGATGGTTTGTTACCCTTCGCCACGATGTTCACACGTACATAGTCACCCAGCTTGATAGCATTAGCGTCCTGAATCGCATCAAGCGGTGAGTATTTGCCGACGTGATAACAGTTGTACGGAATGCGTGTGGTCAGGTTGACAATCCAGTGGCCGCGTTTGTGCGGGTCGCTGTTCGGTGCGTGACCGGCTTTATTTGGAATGTCGCTGTCACCGTCTACCACCTTCCATGAGAAGTCTGGCCGACGTGTGGTTGCAGCGTCATAACCGTTCTCAGCGTCCATTGCCGCCATAACGATTTGTTTACCCCACTCGGCATCTTTCCAGTCAGATTCACCAGTTTTGGGAATTGCGATGCCGATATACACTTCTTTGACCGGCTGACCATCTTTACCAATCAGCGGTTGTTTGGTGACTTCATCAGTACGGGTGTTTTGTTTCAGCGGATGACCGTGAATCAGGCGTGCAACAGGGGTAACAAAAGTAAATTGAGCCATTCTATAAATCCTCTCTGCTAAATGTGGGACACCCTCTGTGTCCCGGTGTTGATAAATCTACATCACTCTGACGAATGCGTCAACAACTATTTGCGTTCAAATACGCTACGAATAGCGCGTTCATTAACCTGTTCCAGCTTGACACCGGTGACAGGTGTTTCGGCGTACTGCTCAATAACGGACGGGTCGATACCTTTTTTGATACACTGTGCGGGCGTGTCCAGTTCCTGCGGTTTGCGCAAGTTCTGCCCCATCAGGTCGCCCATCATAAGCACCTGTTCAACCGGGACATCTTTCTTCCAGCGCTTACGCCCATATGTGGTTTTAGCGCCGTAGAATGTCACGTGTTGTCCCTGCTTAATCTCATGTAGTGCCTGTTCCTCCAGACCACTGAGACGCATTTTAATCATCTCCTGTGCACGCTGCAGGAGTCGCAGTTCAACACCCAGGGCATGACCAGACAAGTTGTGCGTCTGCAGCGACATTACGTAGTCCACACCTGCGTAACTTTGTTGCTTCAGTGTGTCGCAGTGCGCACGGGCGCTACAGTCCAGACAGTGTGGACCAGGTGTGCAGAGGGGCGTGGTGTCCAGCACACGTAACATCGTGTCATTCACCTGCTGACGGTATACACGCAGCTCATCGTATGTGATGGCCCATTTACGCACTGTACCTTCGCTGGTAAAGCCACGGGGCTGGACCACCACCAGTTCGATAATGTCCGGTTTGGTCTGGTGTAACTCGCAGATACTGAACGCGTAAATAATCATCGGCCAGTGTTCAAACGGGTCAACAATTCTGTGACCAAACTTCGCGTCCCAGATTCGCAACACCTTCCCCTGCTCCGCAGTTACCCACGCATCCGGCACCCCGTACCAGTCAGCGTAACCCGGCACCGGACACGGCTCCTCAACGTGCAGGTCATACAGTCGCCCATGTGTATTACAGAATCCCCACACCTCGTTAAAATACTCACGGGCGGCGTCAAACAGTTCATCCGTGATGACAATTCCATCCTTTGACAGACTGCCCACCATGTCACCGAACGGCTCATTGCGGAACAGGCGCTGAGCAATCTCGTGGCACGCCCGGCCCTCCAGCCGGGATTGTGACGGTTCGACGTCCAGTGGTGGATGGAGTTGCTGCGCACGGAAAGACCCGTTACAGGCCATCCATTGATTCGCGTCGGATACTTTGGGTAGTTGTGTGGTCATTTAAATTCCCTCACAGCGCCTGTCAGATAACAGACTGCACCGCTGGCTTTCATTCTATACTGTCGTAAAATTGGTTCCAGTTCGCACAGGGACTTCTGGTGTCCCAATCGTAGGGGCATCTCCGAACCATCTCCCGCACCAAACTCATTGTGTACAGGTCTCTTAATCCACGCGTATATGAATCCATATTTGTCGCGCGAGATATATTTGTAACCAGGAGGGATTTCGATTTTCTCCCCCTCCCAATCCACCGTTGTTGTGTATTTAGTGAAACTCATATTCAATTACTCCTTCTTCACTGATGATTTGAGCCTTATAGAATCCACCGCGGGATGCCAGTTTGTAGGCTTGTTCCATAGTCATTTCGCGGTATTCTGCGGTGCTTGTTTCAGTTTCCAGAGTCATCAGAGTGTACATTTTCGTATTTCCTCAGTTCGTTATCTATGAACTAACTATACTCCCCATTGACGGACTCGTCAACATTAAATTAAAAAAATCCCGACTTGCGCCGGGACATGTAATCACTCCCCCAAATGCGCTTTAACACGTGCCACGAACGGACCGATTTTATCCGGGTGGGCGTTCAGGTCAGTCAGTGCAGCCAGACCATCAACGGCGAGCAGTGCGTTAACCTGTTCCACAGTAATACGCCCATGTCTTTCCGTGAGGAATTTCATCAGACCGGGGAAGTCGTACACCGGTACAGGTGGTGCAACAACTACCGGCGGTGGTACAGGGATGGGTGGAATACCCGCAACAGTCTGCTCAGTCACCACGCCAGCGTCAGTGTGGAAATCATCGCCCGGCGGTGTTACAGGTGGTTCAGGGATGTCATTCATAGACACATGGTCGAGGTTCACCGGTTGCTGCTCGATGTCAAAAGACTGTTCAGTCTCCTCTTTCATCTGCTCACGGTAAGTCAACTCAGCCTTAACCGACTCAACCAATGCCAACCACTCTGCCTCATCCATGTCCTTCGGCTTACGACGCAGACGCCACGTACCGTCGGAGTTGAGTGCTTTACTGGCAGAGTGGATACGCTCGTCCCACGGTGTGCCGGTTGAGTCAACAGGGTCAGCAATTTCCTCGACCGTGGCAATGTATCCTTGTGAGAAATTACCGTCACCCAGTGGGATAGGGTCGCCGACTAATTTCCGTTCGGTAATGATGTGCGTTGCGCCAAGCGATTCAACCTGTAGCGTGGTCGTGTCAACTTCCGGCTCTTTGCGCTTACCCTGCAACTCTTCACCCTCGCAGCGCAATTCTTCCATCATACGCGGCGCGGCTTGTTGCAATTCATCCAGCGCTTTACTCAATGCCTCTTCGTTGATTTTAAGCTGGAGCGGTACACCGTGCGCCAGTGCCATTTCTTCCAGTGCTTTACCAAACGCACGCAGCGCAATGTGGTCGTCGTTCGGGATGGTTAAGGTGATAAGGTTGGTCATTACATACTCTCCGTTGTTGTCGATGTGGTGAACTCTATACCAATCTGACGCACTCGTCAACACTAATTTTAAATTTGACACGGGGTGGGTGGTGATGCACAATGACGGGAGCGTCAACAACAATGGAGAGTAGAGAGATGAATAAGAAACGTAAAATCCGTATGATTGAGTGCCCGCTCTGTGAGCGCCCCATCCCCATGAGTCGTAAATTCAAAGAGGACGGTCGAGAATACAATATTACCATTTGCCCACATTGTTCACTTTGTATAGATAACGATTACGTCAAGAGCTGGCTGGAGAAACCCTTATGAAAATTAAACAACTGCTCCGGCCCTCTTACGGCTGGTACAACTCGGTCAGTAAGAAGGACAAATGGTTCCTCGACGATGTGCAGATACCAATGTATGTGGCACGTAAATTAATCAGAAAAGCACGCATGGTCGAGTCGAACAACGTGCGCAAAGTGTGGGAGTTGTGATGACACCTGTACTATCACCCGTTGCTGATGCGGTCAGTGATGCAACACGTCCAAAGTTACGACCGTATCAGCAGGAACTTAAAAATAATATTTACAACCACTGGAATGACCACCCGCACAGTAATGCGCTGGCGGTGTTGCCGACTGGTGCAGGTAAGACAGTTTTCTTCTCGTCGGTGATTGCGGACGTCGCCGGGGCAACCTGTGCTGTTGCACACCGTCAGGAACTGGTCAGTCAGATTAGTCTTGCACTGGCGCGTAATAAAGTGCGTCACCGTATCATTGGTCCGACAAATGTTGTGAAGATGATTGTCCGGCTGCACATGGAAGAAGTGGGTCACAGTTATTATGACCCGAACAGTCGTCATGCTGTCGCCGGTGTTGACACCCTTGTGCGTCGCGGCGACCAGCTTGCTAACTGGCTACCTACTGTAAAATTATGGGTCATGGACGAAGCGCACCATGTGCTGCAAGATAATAAATGGGGCAAAGCAGTCAATATGTTCCGTAATGCGCGTGGGCTGGGTGTGACTGCCACGCCATCACGTGCGGACGGTTGCGGGCTGGGTTCACACGCTGACGGCGTGTTTGACAAAATGTTTGTCGGCCCATCCATGCGTGACCTGATTAATATGGGCTACCTGACCGATTATAAGCTTTATGCGCCGCCCAGTTCTTTCCGTCGTGACGCTATTAAAAAGGTCAGTCAGACGACTGGTGATTTCGTTGCATCAGAGGTAAGTAAAGCGGTCAATGAGTCCAGTCTTGTCGCACATGATGAAAAACAAATTGTGGGTGACGTGGTGCGCACATACCAGAAACTGCTTAACGGTATGCTGACGGTCGTATTTGCACCCGATGTGGCGACCGCCACAGAGCTGGAAAAGCAGTACAACGATGCGGACATCCCAGCAAAGTGTGTACACGGTGCAATGCCGGATGCTGAACGTATCAATGCCGTGCGTAAATTTAAAAACCGTGAATACCTCGTACTGACATCAGTGGCCATTTTCGATGAAGGCTTTGACTGCCCCGCGATTGAGGCGGTACAGGATGTATCAGCCACGGAATCTTTCGGACGGTTTGTGCAGCGTGCAGGACGCATGTTGCGTCTGAAAGGCGGTAAGGATTTTGGGCGTTATGTTGACCACGTGGGCAATATTGAACGTCACGCTGTGATTGTTGACCACCCGGAAGGAACAAAAATTGAACTGTGTCACCGGGAGTGGACACTTGACCGGCGTGAGAAGTCAGGTGGTAAAAGTGAGAAGTCAGCAGTACGTTCCTGTGTTGCCTGTACCAGCACGTATGAACGTTACCTCAAAGCGTGCCCTTACTGTGGTGAACCAATACCGCAACCAGCAGCAGGACAGCGCAGCAATGTAGAATGGGTGGACGGGGATTTAAACGAGCTTGACCCCGCTGTACTGGCGCAGCTACAGGGTGAAGTTATTGGCGCACGTGAGGACGTCAATCAGTACCGAGATAAAATGATTGGTCACGGTTTACCACCTCACGCTGTGAAGAGAAACGTTAAATTACATGAAAACCGCCTTGACGCGCTCGTCAAACTTGACCTATCATTAGCCACATGGGCCGGGTATCGCCGTGCGGAAGGTCTGAGCGACAGTGAAATATTTCGCAAATTTTATCTTTCGTTTGGAATTAGTTGGATCGAGGCACAGGCGCTCAAAGCGGCTGATGCGGATAAATTAAGAGAGAGGATTGGGTTATAATGGATATTAAAACAGAGAACACATGGTTAATGTTTGGTGATTGTCTGGAGCGCATGAAAGAAATACCGGATGGTAGTGTAGATTTGATTTTGTGTGATTTACCGTATGGTACTACACGGAATAAGTGGGATAGTGTCATAGAACTGCCATCGATATGGGCCGAGTACAAGCGCATTTCCCGTGGCGCTATCGTGCTCACTGCGCAGTCACCATTCGACAAGGTTCTTGGCGCATCAAATATCGACATGCTTCGATATGAGTGGATCTGGCAAAAGACGAAAGCAACAGGCCACTTGAACGCAAAGGTTCAGCCGATGAAAAATCATGAAAATATCCTCGTTTTTTACAAGTCACTACCAGTGTACAACCCACAGGGACTGGTAAGGAAAGCAGTTCCAACCATCAGAAAGGGTAGAAGCAACGGTACGAACTACGGCAAATCAGACAAGGATGCGATTCAGGAATTTGAGAACTACCCGCGCTCAATCATTGCGATACCAAGCGAAGGCAAAACCGTTCACCCCACGCAAAAACCCGTAGAACTTATGGAATACTTAGTTAAAACTTACACTAATGAAGGTGACACGGTGCTCGACAATACTATGGGTAGCGGCACCACCGGTGTAGCGTGTAAGAACACAAATCGCAAATTCATCGGCATTGAAATGGACCCAACTTATTACGGTATCGCATGTGGGAGAATTTTATGACAACCCCAACACTTCTCGAATGGCAACGTAAGCACGGTATCACGGCTGAGGCGCTGGCTGACCTTGTGGACATTGTGGGGCTGGATGTCCCACGCTCAACCAAAGATACACCCGAGGCGCGTGTACAGGATGAGGCGCGACTGCTGGCAAGTAAGATGGGCTGGCGACTTTTTCGCAATAATGTGGGTGTCCTGAAAGATGAGCGCGGTGTACCGGTACGTTACGGTATCTGCAACGACTCCCCGGCGATGAACAAACGTATCAAGTCGAGCGACCTCATCGGCATCCGCCCCGTGGTTATCACGCCCGATATGGTTGGGTCAACCATTGGTCAGTTTGTGGCGCGTGAGATTAAAAAAGCAGGGTGGAAGTACAAAGGGACGGAACACGAAGAGGCGCAGCTTGCATTTGGTACACTGGTTATCGGGCTGGGTGGTGATTTTAAATTCTGGAATGGTGAGGGAGATTTGTGATGGATATTAAAACAGAGAATACGTGGCTAATGTTTGGCGATTGTCTGGAACGTATGAGGGAGATTCCAGACGGTGGTATTGATATGGTTTTGTGTGACATTCCTTATGGTGAAGTTTCTCAAAAAAGTTCGGGTTTGAGACTGCTTGACAGAGGGAATGCCGACACATGTAACATTGACCTGATTGAAATGACAAACGAACTGAACAGAGTTTGCAGTGGTTCTTTTTATATTTTCTGTGGAACTATGCAAATCAGCACGCTGGTAGAAAATTTTAAAAACATTGGTTTAACTACCCGCGTCGGGGTATGGGAAAAGACTAACCCCAGTCCAATGAATGGTACAAAACTTTGGGTAAGTGGACTTGAATTTTGTGTGTTTGCTCGAAAACCAAAATCCACTTTCAACGAACATTGTCAAAAGGCGTTATGGCAAGCACCATCCGGAAGAGCGAAAATACATCCCACAGAGAAACCTGTCAAACTAATTGAGCGGTTGATTATTGCATCGAGTAACGAAGGCGACACTGTACTGGATAATACGATGGGCAGCGGTACTACCGGTGTTGCGTGTCGCAATACAAACCGCAAATTTATAGGTATTGAAATGGACCCCGCATACTATGGTATTGCTTGTGGTCGCATACTGAGTAGTTGACCATCCCGTCAACGCGTGTCATACTGGCTGCAATACTAACAGATACGGACTTAATCATGAGCAAAGATACTATTTTAGAAGTAGCTTACACAATGGCACAACGTGACGGTTTCGGTACTCTTACACGCGACGGTGTTGCGGCGGAAGCTGGTGTAGCCATGGGTAGTATAAATCATCACTGGGTGGTCATGTCTGCATTGCGTGATGCCGTAATGCAACGGGCTGTAGAAGAAGAAAATCTTGAAATAATCGCACAAGGGATTGCATTGGGTGACAAAATCGCAAATGCGGCACCACGTGCGATTCGAGTCAAGGCCGTGAATGAGTATCTTTTGTAAAGGATCGTCTTGACGATGGCTGGAAAAGCTTTAACAACGGAGGAATTTGTCAGCAGGGCTACAAAAGTACATGATGGAAAATACCGATATGACAAATCGGTGTATACAGTTGGTACGATTCAATTGATTATCACTTGTCCTGAACACGGGGATTTTAAACAAATCCCCAGTAGTCA